GGGAAAATAACATCCAATCCAGTTGCAGGATTAAAGTATTGAGAATATAACAAATAGTTTTCCCTTAAATAATTAATTAATCTTTGCTTGTAAAATTCAGCAGTCTTTTTATATTCATTTCCAATCAATTCCAAATCCGCCCTACTTGGTGCGTTGCTTTCCTCACTTGTTTTTTGCAATATACCTTTACTGAAAAATTGATAACCCAATCCGAAAGGTAAAAGCGACATCGTATACCATACAAGGCAATCGGTTATATAATTATCTAACAAAACTTTTTCTAAATTAGATAAGTTATCTGCTTCAACACCTGACTGTAAACGAAGATATAAGGTTGAACCTAAAGCAGGCTGCAAATATAAATCCTGTGCTACCTTAATATGTGGCTTTAATTGTTTACCATCAATTGCGTCACTTATCCCAGTTCTGCTTTTAATTAAATTCTCCGATATGAATAATATATTTGCGCTCATTTATTTCTTTTTTTGAATTATTAAAGCCTTCCATTCATGCCGGCATTGTGTATCTATTACTCCGTCATTATTCCAAAATCCTCCAACCCTATCAAATACCGAATAACCTAGCGCCACACTCATTTGCTCAATCCTTGCCCTTGACCATAATTTAGTTGTTGCAAGTTCCATCATTTTAACACAAAATATACGTGATGGATGCGCTGGTGTATTTCTTTCTGAACTTGGTACAATGCTTCTCCATGCGTAAGTATAACCAATCTGCAAAACCAATGGACTAGGTTTTGGTACATCAGCTTTAATGCTTGTCCTTGTTCTTTCTATGATAATATCTTTCCCTACCTTTACTTCTTTAATATCAATAATCTTATTATCAATTAAACTTTTTAAGGTTGCATCAATGACCTTTATATCCTGTTTTAAGACCTGTGAAAGTACTTCGCTAGTGATTCTCTTATCCTTGTTAAGATAGCCCAAAATATCAGCCTCTAATTGGCTCAATTGCTTATTCTCTGCAAAGTGATTAAAGGTATTTGCTGGCTTTTCACTTAATACTTCATAATCGCTTAAATCATCACTAAACTTTTCAAACATTTCTACCAACTCCATTTCGTTGTCATCGCTTGAAAATGTAGCAGGGTCAGCATCCAAACCAAGAAAAGTATTTACATCGCTATCGGTAAAAGCAAATCCATTCTTTAACATCAATGCAGCTTGTTCCTTTGTTAGCTTACCATTTGTAAACTGTCTAACGATACGCATTACATTTTGGTATTGTCTGCCTGTTAAGTTTTTAATAGAATCATTGCCTAATCCTTGTGGTGCTGGCATTGAACCATCCGGTACTACCGTTCCACCAACTGCCGGAATTAATCCAGCCAATGAACGTATTTCATCCGGTGTCATTGATTCCAAAACCTTATTTGCAACTAATGGACTTAAGGCATTTATATTATCACTAATTACTTGTGCTTGTGTTTTGATACTTGGCTCTAAAGGTTCTTTTCCCATTATTTCTCTTATCTCATCTTTAGTAAGATTTTGCGCCATTACCGATTCGCCAAATTCAAACCCTAAAGGTTCAACTGGTATCAATTCATAATCTCCCACAATACCTACATAATCAAATAAAATATTAAATACTTCCTCAATCGCTTGTTGTCTTTCGTTTACGTATGTATTTGAAAAGATAGTGTAAGCGTCTCTTATCTCGGTTGAACCGCCAAGTTGACCTTCTGTTTTAATCCCGAATAAACTAGGCGATGTAACCTGATGGCAGGCGAATATTTCTTGTTGAATTAAATTATTTACATTGGTAAAATCTTCTTTGGTTAACATGGTAGAAGATAACGGCAATATTTCAGCACTATTATCTTTTGACTTGTTAAACATTATCACAACCCTATCCCCTTCGCTTCCTGTGAACTTCTTTTTTATTCCCCTTTCAACCGCTTCCTTTGCTTCCTCTGCTGGTTCACCACCATTTAAGTTAATTAAAGTTGTAGCTACAAAACCGTCTTTTGCATTTCCTAAAATATGCCTGCTTACTTGTACATCGCTTTCGATATAATTTAATCCTTGAAAGTAATTAGGCAGCGGATAGATATCTGATTTAGGATTGTATTGTTTTACAAATAATATTTGACTTGCTACTGGGTCGTTAATATTAAAAGCTGGGTAGTACCTAGGCTTTTCTTTATTATCTGACCAATCATTTTTTACCTGAAATTCATTTTGTTCTTTATTCGTTCTTACTTTATGATATTCAAGGTGATATACATCTTTAATTTCACCTAATAAATTATAAATTATTTGTAAATAATAACCTCCAAAAAGTTCATCGTCTAAAATACATTTTTTAGTGATTTGATTCCAGCTTTCACCCTTTACATTTGCCTTTTGTTCTATGCCATCCCAACCTTGACCAAATATATAATTAGTTTTGCTTTTGATGATAGCACCATGTTTTGGACTTTCATTATACAAGCCTATAAGGTAATCAGGATAATTATTATTTAAACCAAATTCAACGTATCCTTTGCCTTTCTTTTCCTCAAATTTAGGTTGCTCCGCTTGTGCGAATTTAACCGTAATAATATTTTTATAATTATTCTCCATAAGTAACGAAATTATTATTTTGTTCTTCGTATTTTGTTGGTTCAAATGCAGTTGCTGGATTAAGATACATAAAACCTTCCTCAACTATTAACCCTGCTACTGTAAAATCAGTTACTAATACTTTTTGATGTATAGTATAACTCCAAAATCCTTCCTCTTTTAAATCAAAAAAGTTATTTACCGTAAATGCAAATTTATCATATCTGCCAGTTATACTTTGATTTGTAGCCATTAACTTAACCACATCAAGCGTTATCCTGTGGATAAACACAAATAAAAAAAATGGGTTATCGATGGTAGCCTTTTCAGTACCAGTAAAGTAAATTGTTTCGGTAAGTCCTTTCGTTAAATTTATCATAAGAAAAAACCCCGACTTTCATCGGTCGGGGCATAAATTAATAAATTAAGAATTGTTATCCTGCAGTAGTCAAAGCCAAACCTAATGCGTTTGTAACTTCAAAGAAATCTTCTCTTTCACTAGCTTCAAATTTCAACACATATCCTTGGGCATCAGCAGCAGCAGCGCCACTTGTGCCAGTGCTTGCAGCTAAATACATTCCGAACTGTTTACCGTACATTCTATAAGTGCCATCCTTATCTAGGGTAACTGCAACGACTTTATTTTTACTTAAAGTTGTTATAATGTTTCTAGTGGTGGCATCCCTTTTATTGATAGGGAAATCCAAAGTTTGCTCAAAAAACAAAGTACCATTTTCGATTGAACCAGTTGGATTGCTTGAAGCAACTGCACTTGATTTTGTAGGTATCTCGAATTTATAAAACTTTTTACCAGCTACTTTTGTAATTCCTGTAACGATACCACTAGCATCAAGTATTGTTACGTTTCCAAATTCTGCGAAATATACTGCATCTATTCCACCTACTGAATCCCGACAGTCTATTGTATATCCGCTAACTATTGCACATGATGGCATATTGATAATATTAAATAGGGCGATATTTAACTACCGCCCTATGTTAGAAAATTTAGATTGCAGCGATGAAAGAAGTTACTTCGTTTGTAAAGGCAACGTTTACTCCCATTTTAAATTCAACTCTATAACGTACATCGTTATTATCTTCGCTATACCACATTTTATATGAACCTTCTTCATCAACCAAATCAACCGCTAAAGCCATATTTGAAAGACTGATTGCATAAGCATCACCAGTGCCATTTAAACCATTTACGCTAATCACTTCAACGTTAGTTGCAGGTAGGATAAATGAAGCAGCTTGAGAATCTTGTGGGTTGTAAGAGAACATATTTTTCTCTCTATAAGCCAAGATCAAAAGTCTATACCAATCATTACCAACAAATATTTTTACATCACCTTTGCTCAAAACTTGAACAGGGATTGCTTTGTAGATACCTTCAGTTGCAGCGATAATGTTTGAAGCGTTAACGGTTACAATTGGAGAACCTGTTACACCTGTGTAACCTGATACGTTGGCAAGTACTGGTGAACCAGCAGCAATCAATTTTTGTAATCCGTCGAATTTGTTGGTGTTGGCGGTAGCGCCTGTTGCGTCTCCCTGCCATATTGCAGTTTCAAGTTGAGAAGCGATACGGATATTCTTTTTATCGAAGTATGCTTTTTGGAAATCTGCATTACCAAAGTCCTCATATGTACTGCCCGCTTTGAGCGCCTCTTGGAGGAAATAATTTTCGAAATCCTTCGGGCAAATTTTTTCTTCTACTTTAATTTTACCAACTGTAATAGTACGTTGACTAAAAGTAGTTGTACCACTCGCATCGAAAGAGCAAGACTGTGCAGCAAATACCGCATCGGTTTCCATCAAAGGAATAGCAACTGAACTTTTTACATTTGGTATAACGAT